ACAGATGCTGTAGGTGCTGTAGAAGCTCGTTATAGAGTTAGTCCAAATTTTTGTGCTAATTTTACTGATGGTGGAGGTCTTAGAACTTATGATCAGACCGTTTTGTGTAATTACGCAAATATGTTTCAATTTTGGAAAGGTTCTTTAGTATACACTTTTGAGGCGGTGTGTACTAAGTTTCATCAGGGGCAGTTGCAAATTGCATTTAATCCTGCTTCTTTGGCAGCACCTACAGCAACGCAAAGTAGAAATTTGATTACAACTACTATGGATTTAACCCAACAGAACAGGGTTGAATTCGTGGTTGAGTATGTTGGAGAAACCGAGTATAAGAAGTGTGTTACTTCTACTTTTGGTCCAGCAGTAAATACAGATAGTTATGTTAATATTGGGAATGTTGGTATATTGAGTGTTTTTGTGCAAAATCCTTTAATGGCGCCTAATACTGTGGCGACTACGATAGATGTTAATGTTTATGTACGAGCTGGTCCAGATTTTACGTTTAAGACACCAACTTATAAAACTCCAGGTTTGATGTATTATAATGTCAGAAGTGCTATTTTTGAAGAAATGGAAGTGCAAAAGAAGGAGGACCTTCCTCCTGTGATTGCTGAGCCAAACGAGGGTATTTCTGTATCTGAAATGTTACAGATTCATCGAGGTGCAAAGGTTGGTTCTGCATCAACTGAATCCATTATAGGGCGTGATTATTTGTTGCAAACTGGAATTACGTGGGATGATTCGGATGCATTACCATTAACTTTGGCTACAATATCATTACCTCATGACGTATTGGCCGCTGCTGATATTTCTATTAATGGTCTTATTCAGTATCATGCTTTCTTTCGTGGAACATTTGATATAACTTTTCGAATGAATGCTCCTATACAGTATGCGGGTTTGTTGATAATGATGTATGTACCTGTTGGTATAGATTACACTCACTGTTCTATTTCTACGTGGACTCAGTTTCCTCATGTTTTCTTTAATCCTGCTAGTGAAACAGCAGCTGTATTGAAAATTCCGTGGACTTATGTTACTCCGTTGGAAAGTGTGGATCCTAATGGTTCGTTGCCAGTTATGGGTAGGGTACAGATTTTACCCTGGAATGCATTGCGTATTCCAGTAGGAGGTGCAAATACTTTGAGTGGTACAATATGGTTTAGGGTTAATGAACCGTATATTGGACTTAAAAGAACTCAGCAAGCAATTACGATGGAGATTGTAGAACAAATGGAAAATGTTGTAGG